TGATAATTGTTCATCAATGCTTTTTAAACGCAAAGTTGGTTGATATTGCATAAAAGATTCTATTATGTCGTCAATAATAACCTTAGATAATCCTTGTTTTTCTAATTCTTCTTGCATTATTCTTTTAAATAATTCAGGATTAGCATCAATAGCATCTCTTTTATATAAAGGATTAATATAATTTTTTCTTAAAATTTTACCTTTCTTTAACAATTCTAATTTATTTTCTATTTTTCTTTTTGTTGTAATTAGTTTATTAAGCTGTTCTAATTTTTTAGGATTAGTTACTGCTTTTCTTCCTTTAATACTACCATCCATAAAAGATATATATTTTTCTATTTGACTTAAATGCCATGTATGCCATGAAATAGAAATTTCTGATTCAGCATATTCTTTACCCAATGGACCATAAAATAAATCTTCAGTATGTTTTGCAGCAGCTCTAACTTCTGGTTCTACTGCTAAGTTAGGATCTAATCTAGCTCTAGTTACAGCAGAAGAAAATTCTCTTGGTGTCATTACACCAGTTTTATTCATTCCTGTACCTATTTTAGTATTAATAGTTTTCTCAAAAATATTTTGTTCATTTTTGCCAAGTCTTTTTAAATAAGTATTGTATTCAGACATAACTGCATCATCACTTATTTTAATCATGTAATGTCTTGATTTTATTTTTCTTTCAATAGTTGCACCAGAAACTACTCCTTCAAAATTACCTTTAGTTAGTAAAGGACTTTCTAATACAGTAGTAATAAAATCTTGCTCATCTAAACCACCTTTATTTAACACTCTAAATATTGGTGTAAATCCAGACTTTTCTCCAAGTATACCCATACCAGTAGGTTTTATTTGATTGGCTGCAATCCATTCTGCTTCTGTTCTAATTGGTCCTGTAGCACCAGCACCAACAGATCCATCTTTATATAAACCACCACCAACATATTGACTATTAGAATAATGTGTGTCCATGTTATCTAGTTTATTTGCTGTATCATCAAACTGTTTACCAGCTAATTTATTATTAATAGCTGGAAATATAGCTGGTAATAAAAAACCACTAGCAGATATAATAGCAGTTTCTTCCCATGTTCTTGTATCGCTTAGTCCTTGTTTTGTAAATTCTTCAGTAGTTATTAAACCACCTACTTTTCCTGATCTTAATAATCTACTACCAGTAAATAAAAAACTACCACCTTTAGTAAACATAAATAAACTAGAAGGATCTGTTAAACCACCTAATACTCTACCTACAATGTAAGATGGAGATCCATTTGCTTTTTGAGAATCTTCTACAAAATCTGTAATTAATCTTTTAGTTTGTTTTGCACTTTTACTATGTAAAAAATTGCCAACATAAGGTTCAAATCCTTTAATTTGGAAATCATTAAATATATTATAATTAGGATCTTCTACAAATTCTGTATCGTCTTTAGCTACACTAGCATCAACTATAAATTTAAAACCAAGACCAAATATATTTTCATCTGCCCAACCAGCACCTACATCTCTTACATCTTGAAAATAATTTAATGGTTCTGTTGGATCTGGTCTACCATTAATAATAGGTTTTCTAGCACCTATATCTCCTATAGTAGATACATCACCCATATTAATCTAATACAGACTTACTTTTTTTACTAATTTGTGGAGATGTTACTTTTTGTAAATCTGGGAAATATGTCATTTGTCCTTGCGACCATGCAGATATAAACCCAGATACATCTCTCATCATAGTTCTGAAACCACCATATCCTATTGCAGCTTGACCTTCTGCATCATTCCATAATTCATTTAATAAAGCTGGTTCATATTGTTTTACTTGAGCAGCAGTTGATCCTGAGTAAAACTCATCTGTTCCTTCTTTATAACTACCAAAGTTGCCAATATATTTCATATCTCCAGTTTCTATAAAGTTTTTTAATGCTTCTTGGAATCTTGGTCCAATCCATGTAGAACTATTATAAGCTAATTTAACTAATGCTACTGCAAGATATGCATTTTTGTTAGAAGTTAAATCATCAATACCAGTAATATTTTTTACCATTTGTAATTTATCATCTAACATTTTCATCATTACAATGTTATTAACTTCTCTTGTAATTGTTTCTTCACCAGTCATTAATTTTTCAATATCATAACCTAAGTTTGTTAATTCTTTAATAACAGTAGGATCTTTTAAAGATAATCCAGTTCCAATAGTAGGATCGCCATTATCTGATTTCATAAGATCATATTCTGCTTTTTGTATTTTACTATCTTGAGCAGCCATTTCTACTGGACCACCACCACCAGCTCTTGTTCCAACATTAAATGTTTTATTTCTATCTCCTGTGAAACCAGAATCATATGCTTGTGCATAAAATCCACCTTCTTGTTTTGTAACAGAATCCATAAGTAAATTAGTTGCTGTATTTTGATATCCCATACCTGTTTGCTCCTTACCTTCAAATTGTGAAGCTAGATTATCATCAAATACTCCAGCTTGTTTTTGTTCTTGATATGTTAGAAAAGCAATTTGATTTTCTTGTAATTGTCTTTCTACAGTATTCATATCAATACTAACATCAGGTAGCCATTCAATATCATTAAACATTCTACCTAAATCTTCTATTCCATTTTTTCCTTTGTTATAACCATTATAAACAAGATTAAACATTCCTTTTAAAGTTTGCATAACTAATGGTTGTTCTTCTACATCAGCAAAACCATATGTTTTAAAAAATGTTTGTGCTGCAATATTTTGTGAACTCCAATTTTGCCATGCTTCATTTTGAAACTCAGCTCTTACACCACTTAATGTTAATGATGAATTTAGTTCTCTGTTAGCTTCTGGTTTAAAAGATGCATCAGGATCATTAGGATTATTTAATGCCATAAAAATACCATCACCATCTGTATCTATTGATATTCTATAGGTTGGATCTCCTATACTAGCTGGATCATAATCAAATCTAATTCTTTTATTATCCATCATTCCTAAAATATTTTCAGCTGTAAAAAAATCAGAGCTAAGACCTAATGCTGCTCTTTCTCCATCACTTAAATTTAAACCTCTATTTATAATAGTCATAGTAGCGTCTGTTTTAATTTCATCAACACTCATACCTTTTTTAGTATAGGTATTATACATAGGATATTTAACTAATTCTGTAGCCATTAATTTTCATCATATCCATATCCCATACTTCTAATAGTATTTAGAATATAGGGTAATTGTTTTTTATATGCTTTTTTTAAAGAATCTGGTGTCATATTAATATTATAATTATCATTACTAAACATACTAGCTACACTTACTTTAATCATTTCTTCTGCTTCTTGCATAACTAATTGAAAAGAAGGTTCTAATTGATTATCTCTACCCATAATATTAAATTCATTATTGCCTGTTAATAAATCTGTATCGGAAAATCCAAAACCCCACCACGGACCATCTTCTTGTTCATCTTCAAAAAAATCTTCCATCATTTTATCAAATTTTAAATTATTATCTTCAATAACATTATTCATATGTTCAATCTTTTCATCTAAAACTGTTTGTTGTGGGTATACTTGACTAACCCATTTTTCTACAATTAATGCTTCGTATTGACCAATAGTATTTACTCCTAAAATATCATTAATTTCTTTTTCAGTTCTATTAGCTAATTTTAAATCTAATCTACCTACTTTTTGAAACTCTTTATGCAATTCAACAAGATTAGCAAAAGTTTTATTTGCTTCACTATCACTAAAAGCAAGTGGTTGTCCTTTAGTTAAATTTAAATTATTTGCAAATTCAGCCATATTTCTAAGTTCTGTTCTATCTGCTTGTACTTCATAATTAAAAGTTCCAGCACTACTAAAATAACTTTCTAATTTATCTGGTACTGCTCCATATGTTTTTGATAATTCTAAAAGAGAAGTTAAAAATAAATTGTTTTGTGCAGCTCCACTTTCACTTACTGTAGATAAATCCATATTATTAAACATTAATCTAGTCATGTCTGGAAACTCAATATTAATTAATTCATACATTTGTTGCATCATAGCTTCATCTTTTAATGTTTCTTCATCAATATCTACTCCAAGATTTTTTAAAGTTTTTGTTCTATTATTAATTAAATTATTAACATCAAATTGATTCATTTTACTTAAAACTTTACCATCTTCAAAAATACTAATTTGACTACTAACATCTTTTATAGCTTCCATTTTGTAATTTTCTTTCATTAATCTACCTAATTGGTCTTCTGTTAAACCATTTTTAGTAGCTAAAACTCTTAATTGTTTTTCATCATAAATTTCACCATCTCTCATTCCAGCAATAGTATTCTTTACAACATCTTCTTTATTTTGATCTAATATTATTTGTTGTTTTTTTACATTTTTTTCATTAGCACTATTCCATGATTGTATATACTCATTAACAGCAGTAGATATAACTGCTCTTTCTTCTCTATTAGTATCTTTATATACACTAGCATCATCTGTATCATGTAAGGGATTATCTAAATAGTTCATACCCCATTTTTGTAATTCAGCATTAATTTTAGATACTTCTGTTATATAATTTTCTGGTATACCACCAGCACTTTGTATAAACAAACTGTCTGCCAATTGTGCTGCATCTAAATCTTGTTTAGCTAAACTAATTAATCTTTGTGTTTCAAATCCCATTAAAAGAGTTTTGTTAAATGTTCCTTGTATTACATTACCATTTGCATCTACACTATCAGGAGTACCATATGATTGTGCTAATTGCTGTTGTATAGCAGCTGGATAAGAATTATATAATTTTTCATAATCAACCATAGTATCTGAAATTTCAGGTAATAAATTTTCAGTCCAGTATGATTGCATTTCATCAGGGCTTAAATTCATTATTGATGTATTTCTTTGTGAAATAAAATCACTATGATTAGTATTAAAACTATCTAATACTAAAACATCTTTCTGTGCTTTAGCTTCTTGAAATATTTTATCTCCATATTCAAAAGCTATATTGCCAGTAAATGATTTAGCATAATCTTTAAATCTATTAGGAGCTTTTTCTACTAAAGTATTAATGTAGCTATTAGTTGCTTTAGTAAAACCATCTGGATCATCATAATGTGTTCTAGAAAGTTCTAATAAAGTTTGTCTTGATTTTAATTTTAAATCAGTTTTGTATGCTACTTCTTCTTTGTTAGCTTCTCTTTCTGCAAATACATCTATAACAGCAGAAGCATTTTTTGCTGCTAAACCTATAGCATCTTCGCCATAGGCATCAACAACACCCATTCTACTTTGTATAGAACTAACTGTTGCTTTATTTTGTTTTTCGCCTGATGTAAGTGCCATTAGCTATAATATTTATAATTTCCATATCCATTGACTAACCCAGCTATAGCAGAAGTATAGCCACCAAAAGTAACTGCATCCATTTTAGCTTGGTTCTCAAATGCCATTTGTCTATATTTTAAATCAACAGATTTACCCATTAATCTAATATCTGATATATCTTTATTTCTATTAGATATAACTTGTTTGTTCATATTTAGAAAAGACATACTATCATCTGCATACCCAGCTATAGATTGATAAGCTAAATTATTAGCTATTTCTTTTTGAGCATATATATTTCTAGCATTTTCTTCTTGAATAGCTGCTAGTTCAGCCATCTTTGATTCTGTTTCTAATCTATAATTTTCTCTATTGAGTGCAGCTTGTTGCGATCTCATAGATGATAATGTTCCTACAGCTGCTACTCCAGATGATATTAACATTAATGTTGCAGCATTAGCGGTCATGCAAATTGTATCTCCATTGCTAATCCTAATACCTTTAGAGGTAGAGGACTATCTTGCGATATTGTTATTGTTGGTGATTTACTATATCCCAGAAAGGTAAATTCTTTTTTACCACCTACTGATGATAAATCTGTACCAATATTAAAATCTGCTTGTTGTATAATTAACTCTTTGGATGTTAAGTCAGCAGCTTTCATTGTTACATCTAATCCCCCTGAAATATCTATTATAGCTTTATTAATCCTTCTTGGCTGTCCTGTCAATGGTCCAGTATCAATTTCTTTGTCTATAGGCATTGTTTCTAATATAGGCGTAAAATTATATCCTACTCTAACGCCTGTAGGTTGTGGAGCATTATCTAAAGTAATTCTATTAGAAGCTCCAACAGTATATGATCCTAAAGCACCATTGCCAAAAACAGCTTCAATTATATTATTTTGTTCATAAATACTATTAACAGTATGTATAAAACCTTTTACAATAGTAATTACAGCATTATCTGAAGGAGTAGCAGCTAAAGTTTTATCTAATTGTAAATTGTATTCATTTGTAGCAGTATTAGTTACAGCTTGTATAGTATATTCTGTGGCATTCCCAGCAATGGTAAATGTTTCTTGTATAGCTGGAGCAGTAGTAATGCCATCTATTAAAAGAGTTGTTCCTGATTGGCTACCACCTTTTACAGCTGGTGATCCTTTTTGGAATACTGTCGTAGTTGTACTACAATCTACTGTTATAGAATCATCATTAGCAAATTTTTCTAATAAATATTTAGTTCCAGAAGGTAATATTCTTTTAGTAACTACAAATAAAAACTCATTAACAGATGTTATGCTATGAAATTTATCATTTGTTTTAGTATTCCAAATAGTCCAACCAGCTATTTTTTCATCTCTAATACTATGAAAGACACCTATTTGACCATCTAATGTAGTACCACTATTAAGGAAGTAAGCAAATTGCTCTGGTCTTTCTTCATTACCAGTCATCATTGTAATATCTTTAGGATTATCAATTACTTGGGATGACAGTACAGAAATACTATTAGATTTATATGCTTGTTCTAAATCAGAAAAAACATACTCACGAATTGACTTGCCATTTTTAGATGTAAAAATAGTAGCACCATCAAAAGGAGTTGGCTTTGCTCTATTACATCCATAAGGTGTTTGTCTAAGGAAAGAAATACTTGCTGGTGTAATTGCACTATCTGTACTTTGAGGAATATAGTATTCACCAGAATCAGTAAATATTTGTAAATTTCTACCAGATATAAAATGTCTTATTTCATTTACAGTATCAGCAGTAATATTAACATTAATACCTTCATTAGCTAATCCTGTACCTAAATCAAAACTAAAGTATGCTCCTATTTCAGAAGCAATAACAGATGAAGGATTATCTCTTACTCCACCAAACCAAATTCTATTATCATGGAATGTAACTGCTTGAGGGAACCCTCTAACAGTAGAAATTAATTGTTCTTGCCAATCTGCATGAGGACCAACAGTAACAGTATCTTCTAATACTGTAACTGTAACTACAGTTGCACTCGTATAGCCAGTAACAAAACATTGTTTACCATTAACTTTCAAATATGTGTTTACATAAGAAGCACTAAAAGCATCAGCACTTGCAGTTAATGTTCTTCCTGTACCAGTAGCGTGAGCAGATAAAGTAACAGTAACGCTAGAATCAGCATATTTATAAAAAGGTTGTAAGGTTTTACTTACACCACCTACAGTTACATCATCATTAGTTTCAAAAGAATATAGACTTACTGAAAATGCAGAAGCACCAGTTCTTTTTATTTGAACAATAGGATTATTTCTATGACAGATAAATACAGTATCAGCAAACTGAGCATAACTTAATTCAAATAGTTGTGATGTAGTCCAATTACAATTACTTGTAATGTTAGCTGATATTGCAGTACCACTAGAATTATAAACATCTAGTCTATTATTAGATAAAGCAAAAATTGCTACTTCATCTTCTGCAAAAATAAAAGGAATGATTCTAGATTCTGCTGGTAGTTCTGCTGTAAATTGTGTAGCTGGTCTACGCATAACACCACCTTCATCTAAAAGATACCAGTTCTTGCATTGTCTAGCACCTTCAAAATATGCTTTAGCATCTGTCCTTGCGTTAAGTAAAGGGTTAAGTTCTCCAGCTGAGAAGTTGGTAAATACTTGTCTGACTTTTCTTGGCATTAATAATTAACAAGTCCACTTCGACTGCTCCTTCTCTCAGCTATAAATCTTGTAGTATTTAACTTCTGTGTAGTAGTTTCTTGAGAAGCAATATTTCTAGCTTTGATTAACTGTCTTTCTGCTTTTGTTTCATAAGAATTAATTAAGTCTGCATCTCTACCTAAAGAACCACCATAAGCACTAGCTAATTTATAAATTAAAGCTAATCTAAAATATGTTGGAAACAGAGATTCATCCTGTCTAAATACATAATCCATATATACTTTACTACTAGAACCATAACCATTTAAATAAATTTTATCTTCATATCTAGCATAGGGAATAGGATTGTCATTATTAGTTACAGTCATAATTGTAATGACTGCTGGATCACTAGGCATTTGATATGCATATTCATATCTAGTTGTAGGAGCGTCAGCTAATAAAGATAATTGTTTTTGACCCATTGCAAATCTCCAATGAGATTCTGCTAGAGTAGATTCTACTACTTCTTCATAAATAGTATTTGTAATTAAGGCTTCTGTAGAGTTATCAGTAAAAGAAGATATAGGATTAGCTCCTACTAATACTAACGCTCTTGATGCTATATCTACTTTAGTTACTGCCATTTATACTTTTGGAATTAATATTGATAAATTTTTACCAGTAATATTTGTTATTCCATATTTATCATTTAAATAATTTAATCTTGCCATAAATTCTTGTTTTTCAAGATAGGATGGATTATTTGATAAAACTACACTTTCTAATACAGCTAAATTTTTTCTAACATCATTTATTTCTTTTTCTGATAATTGTTTAGATGAAAATACTGCATTTCTACTATTATCTTTAAATGTTGTACTAAATCTACCATCATTCATTCTTTTAATATCATACTCTGATTCTTTAGGTGTAGAAGATTTTAATAAAGAAGCTGTTAATCCAGCTATTCCTATAGCACCAGCAGCACCAACAACCATACCAGCTCCTTCTGCTTTGCTCATTGGACCACCAACAGCATCTATTATTTTATCTTTATCTAACGATTTAACTTTGTTTGTTACTTTACTTGCTGTAGTTTTTGCTGCTGTTGCACCAACCCCTACACCAGTAGCAACTTTAGCTTTTGTTGTTTTTGCTACATCTTTAACTTTTTCAATTACTGGTTTTGTTTTTTCTTTAATTTTATCAATAGATGGTTTCGTTTTTTCTTGAATTTTTTTTACAGCTGGTTTTGCTTTAGCTACTGCACCAGTTACTGCGGCAGATCCAGCAACTTTTTTTGTGTTTACTTTTACTGCTTCTTTTAATTTGCTTGTTTGTTTTGTAGTTACATTGATAGCTTTTTTAAGACTTTTATTTTTGAGTAATTTTTTTGCTAATGCTTTTGCTGCTATACCTATTGCCATTTTTTATCCCTTTATCAGTGGGGGATTTCTCCCCCACTTCTTAATTATATTATGCTAATATTACAGTTGTAACAGTAGAAGAAGTTGAAGCAGATACAATTAAAATATCTACTACAGCATTTGATCCACCACTATTTACAATAATAACATCTCCAGCAGTTAAATCACCATTAGATAATAAGAAATAATCTGCATTATCTATAGTGCCAATAGCATCTCCATCTGTGTAATACCATAAAGAATTAGTATCACCCATTTGAGTTGCTTTTTTAACAGGATTATCTAGTGCATATGCCATTGATTACTCCTATTCTGCACACTTCTGTATGCGAATACCATTGGTGTCAATTAAGATTGAACCCATTGATAGGTATGATGTTAATAGATGAGCTACTTTCTCAGGAATGTAGTTTACTTCAGTTCTTACTTCTGAACCTACGCCTAAACCCATTGAGGATTTATGCCAACAAACAGTATGTCTATCTGTTGCTCCAGATGTATCAAGACCTGAGTGAACAAAAGTTAAGAATCCTAAGAATCTTTTAGCTGTGTAGTTCATTCCAGCGAAAGGTAATTGGCTTGGACCAATATAGTCAAGGTTTGACCAGTTATCTTCTGCTAGTAGATCACCCCATTGATTTGGACCGATTGCCCAATATCTCTGGTCATCATCAGGAACTTCGTTTGTTCCAAATAATGCTTGCATATCTTTGAACTTAGCTACATTCATATCAGTTGCTAATCCAGCTGTACCATTTGCACCAGCATTGTTTGCTACTTTAGTAGCAGAATCCATAGCTGTTGTAATAATACTGTCAGTCTTACGACCAAGAGCGTAAGCTGCGTTATTTGCAATTACTGCTCTTTCGTCAATGTTGGTTTTCAACTCGTCTAATTTATCCACATAGTCAGATGCATAGTAGTCAGCAAGTGTTGCTGTTACATTTGTGTGTGAAATGTTCATCGCTACAACCTCAGCGTGTCTAGCTTTAGTTGTTGCTTCTCCTGTTCCTACTTTTTGGAACTTAACAGATTCACCTGATACACCATTAACTGTACGAATTAAATTTTTAAGTTTACTACCCATTCTTTGGTATGCCATATGTACTTCAGCTTCAAACTGAGTAATAAAAGCATTGGTTATAGATGCACTCATTTTAACTCCTTTAAGTTATTTAGTTTATGTAAAAAGATTATCTCTTTTGGAAGCAATCGTTATCCTAATTAGGGCGATCCTAATGCCATCTGAGGTCTTATTAAGATATCAGTTACATAGATAACTTACCAATTCAACGCACAAATTTAAATGATTTTATATTTTCTGTAGGAATTGTAGTACAGTCGCCAATATCCGTATCATTGTAGGACATATAAACTATTGTGGAGTGTTTATTTTTTTCTAATAAGTAGCCTTCTGTAGTATTTACTGCTGGTTTAAATAGTTTTGCTTCACTAGGAGAGAGCCATTCAGCATGACTAATAGCGTCTCTCCAAAGTATTTTAACTCTTTTACGCTTTGTCTGCGTATTTTTCGTATAGGTCTGTAACTTTTTTGATGTATGCTGGATCTTTTGCTCCATCTTTCCAATACCTTTCATCATTCATCATTGA